TCTCGGCGGGTGTGGGCGGTGGGATCACGGGGTCGGGGGCGAATCTGTTGATTGTGGACGATCCGTTCAAGAACCGGGAGGAGGCGGAGAACGAGAATCACCGGGATAAGGTGTGGGAGTGGTGGACGAGCACGGCTTACACACGGTTGGAGAGGGGCGGGGCGGTGATCGGATGTTTGACGAGGTGGCATGGGGATGATTGGGCGGGGAGGTTGATACGGGAGATGGCGATGGATCCGGGGGCGGAGAGGTGGACGGTGTTGTGTCTCCCGGCGATATGGGAGCCATCCACGAATGGGGACACGAATAAACGAATGGGGATCGCTTCGCATAGAACTCTCGCAAAGACAGAGGGGAAAGGGATTGGGGAATTAACCACGAAGGACACAAAGGACACAAAGAATTTCGAGGAATTCCAGAGGATGAAGATGATGGAGGGGGTGTGGGTGGTTGATGAGGATGCGCTGGGGAGGGAGGCGGGGGAGGCTTTGTGGCCGGAGATGTTTACGGCGGAGGCGCTGGAGATCATACGGAAGACGGTTGGGTCTTATGATTTTGCGGCTCTTTACCAACAATCGCCGTATAGCAGGATGGGGGGGTTCTTCAGGAGGGAATGGTTTACGATTATCGAGGCGGCGCCGAAGTTGGAGGAGGTGGTCGCTCGGATGTGGTTCTGGGATAAGGCGGGGTCTCAGAGCGGAGGGGGGGATTATGCGGCGGGTGGGGTGATGAGTTTGACGAAGGATGACCTGGTGGTGGTAGAGAATGTGGCTCGAAGGCAATGCACGCCGGGGGAACGGGATAAGATGATGGTGAGTGTGATGAAGGCGGACGTGGTGACGGGCAGGAAGTTGGATTGTATCTGGCACCAACAGGACCCAGGGAGTGCGGGGTTGGACAGCGCTCAGGCGACGAACCGGATGCTGGTGAAGGAGGGGTTCAAGGTGATCCGCTTCGAGACGGTGTCGGGGACGAAGGAGGTGCGGGCGGGGCCGTGGAGCTCGGCGCTGGAGGGGGGGCAGGTGAGGTTGGTGCGGGGTGGATGGAACCAGGACTTTGTCGAGGAGCACGTGGGGTTTCCGAAGGCGACGTTCGACGACCAGGTGGACTTCGCGAGCTGGGGGTTCGGGAAGTTGATGGGGAAGAGGGGGCGGAGGGCAGCGGAGAGTTATCAGGGGTAGGATTGCGGATTGGTAAATTGGTAGGTTGGTAGGTTGGTAAATTGGTAGGTTGGTAGATTGGTAAATTGGTAGGTTGGTAGATTGGTAAATTGGTAGGTTGGTAGATTGGTAGGAGTGAGATGGCAAGTGATTTGGAGAGAGCTTTCAAGGCGCTGAGCGAGAAGAAGAGGGTTTATGACCGGCTGTTCGACTATTATGATGGGAACCAGCCGGTGACATATACGGCTAACCGTTTGAAGGAGATCTTCCAAGGGTTGGATGCTATCTTTACGGAGAACTGGTGCTCGGTGGTGATCGATTCGATGAGAGACCGGATCAATCTGACGGGGATGGAGACGCCGAAGGAAGTGAGCGAGGTGTGGGAGTATCTGTGGGAGGATTCGCAGATCAAGTTGGAGAGCGACGAGGTGCATGAGGCGGCGTTGGTGACGGGGGAGTCGTTCGTGATCGCCTGGCCGGGAGAGGAGGGGAAACCGGAGGCGTTTGCGAATGATCCGAGGCTGGTACATGCGTTCTATTCTGAGGCTAATCCACGGTTGATGGAGATGGGGGCGAAGTGGTGGGTGGAGGGGGAGGGGGTGCGGATGAATTTGTATTATGTGGATAGGATCGAATATTATCTATCGGGGAAGGATCCGTCCAGCGCCAATGCGTTCCAGGCGATGGGCGTGGCGAGCGAGGAGAACCCCTATGGGAAGATACCGGTGTTTCATTTCAAAATTCACCGGCGGAGTGTCCTGGGGGATTTGCATAATGTGATACCGGTGCAGAACGGGATCAATAAGCTGTTGGCGGATATGATGGTGGCGGCGGAGTATGGGGCGTTCAGGCAGCGGTACGTGATCAGCAATGCGGACACTCTGGGGAAGTTGAAGAATGCGCCGAATGAGATTTGGAATTTGCCAGCGGGGGACGGGATGGGTCAGCAAACACAGGCGGGGCAGTTCGATGCGACGCCGTTGAAGAATTACCTGGATGCCATCGAGAATCTGAGCATGTCGGTGTCGAGCATCACACGGACGCCGAAGCATTATTTCTTCAGCATCGGGAGCAATCTTTCGGGGGAGGCGTTGGCGGCGATGGAAGCGCCGCTGAATAAGAAGGCGCAGGACAGGATCGACCGGTTCACGCCGGTGTGGAGGGATCTGGCGGTGTTTATGCTGCGGATGGCGGGGAAGCAGGTGAATGCGAGGGAGATCCAGCCGGTGTTCGATGATCCGGAGAGTGTGCAGCCGTTCACGGAGGCGCAGGCGATCCAGATGATGGTGAGCGCGGGGATTCCGCTGGAGACGGCGGTGAGGAAAATGAAGTGGACGGAGGAGGAGGTGGAGGGGATGATGGAGGACAAGAAAGAGGAGGAGGCGGCGGGGCAGAAGAGTCTGGCGGGGGCGCTGTTGGAGGCGGAGAGGAAATTCAATGTTGTCTGAACCGCTGATTACGCTGATTACGCTGATTACGCAGATTGACCGCAGATTGACCGCTGATTACGCTGATGACGCAGATTACACGGAATAGATGGATGATGATATGCCTAGTTTAGTGGAGACGGTGATGGAGGAGTACCGGAGGAGGCTGCTGGGGAGGGAGGCGGAGCAGATGAGGGAGATGGCCAGGCGTTGGCTGGAGGTGGAGAGGGCGGTGGAGGCGATTGCGGCTCTGCTGGCGGATGATTTGATGAAGTTGAAGACAGCGGGGACGGCGGTGACGGCGGCGAAGATTTTCCGGTTGGAGAGGTATCAGAGGTTGGTTGCGCAGGCGAAGTTGGAGGTGAAACGGTATGACCAGTGGGCGGCGGATTTGATCGGGAGGAAGCAGGTGGAGATGGGTAAGTTGGGAGCGGAGGGGGCGGCGATGTTGATCCGGTCGGCTTATCTGGATGCGGGGAAGATCGGGGCTTATTTCGATTTGCTGCCGGTGGAGGCGGTGGAGAGTATGGCGGGGTTTGCAGGGGATGGGACGCCGCTGTATAAGCTATTGTTGGATGATTATCCGGAGACGGTGGGGAATTTGACGAAGACGTTGGTGGATTCGACGGCGATGGGGATCAATCCGAGGGAGACGGCGAGGCTGATGATGGAGGATATGGCGGGGAACCTGGACAGGGCTTTGACGGTGGCCAGGTCTGAGCAATTGAGGGCGTACCGGGAGGCGGGTAGGCAGCAGATGGAGGTTTCGAGGGTGGTGGAGGGTTATATACGGAGGTGCGCGCTGAATGAGGGGACGTGCATGGCGTGCATCGTGCTGGACGGGACGGAATACCCGACGGATGAGTTGATGGAGGTGCATCCGAATGATCGTTGCTTTATGCAGCCGAAGATTATCGGATTGGAACCGGTGGAGGCGGTGTATGGGAAGGATTGGTTTGGGTTGCAGACGGAGGAGACGCAGCGGACGATGATGGGGGATGATTATTATGAGGCGTGGCAATCCGGGAAATTTGAATTGGATCAACTGGCGAGCACGCACGTGGATCCGACGTGGGGGCCGACGGTGGGGGTGGCGCGGTTGGGGGAGTTGGTGGGGATGCAACGGATTTTGGGAACGGATTGAACGGATGTTTGGTAGGTTGGTAGGTTGGTAAGTTGGTAGATTGGTAAGTTGGTAGATTGGTAGATTGGTAAGTTGGTAGATTGGTAAATTGGTAGATTGGTAGATTGGTAGTTAGCAGCTTCGGGATGGAGCTGATCAGAAAAGGAGAATGTCGAGATGACTGAACAAAATGGAACGAACAATAATCCGGGGAGTACGCTGGATGCAGGGAAACCGCCGGAGAAGCCGGGAACGACGGGGCCGCTGGAATATGAGGCGTGGCTGAAGGAGCAGGGGGATCCGGTGAAGTCGATGCTGGCGGAGAATGTGAAGGGTTTGAAGAGCGCTTTGGACAGCGAGCGGGAGAACCGCGGGAAGCTGGAGAAGCAATTACGGGAGCTGGCGGGGAAGTCCGAGAAGGATTCCAACGCTCAGAAGGCGCTGACCGAGATGGCGG